GTCCCTTGCAGGCTTTCACCCCAGCCGCCGCTTGCTTTGTCACTGCCGTCGATTTCGTCCCCACTCATGGAAAGCGGCGAATTACGCTGTCCGCCGACTAAACCCCATTTAGGATTTTCAACAGTAGCGCCTTCACCATAGTTCAAAAACAACAGCAGGCTTTTACCAGCCAGCGTTTGACTTTTGTTTGGCTGCATAGGGAAATTAGCTGCTTTGATAATTTCATTCATTCTTTTCTACCTCCTACATTTCTTTTTGTTCAACTTTTACTATGACACGTACAACGCCATGCTGCCAGACAGTCCCATCTTCATATTCTTCCTTGAAGGCTTCCACCATATCAATCTCCAAACCATGAAAATAGTAACCGGCAATCTCAATCTGCTCCAGCTCAGCAGAACCGGTCAAAACCTGTACAATATCGTCAAGCATTTCATCCAGTTCTTTTTTTCCATGATAATTACTGAAAGCATTGATATTCACCGTAACCTCCCAAACAGGGCAATCACGCTTAGCACTTGACGGCTTACCTGTAGTTTCGCCAATAACCAAATACCTGCTGTCTACAAGTTCTCCATCTTCAAAAGGCGTGCTGTCGTCATAGACATTATAGCCGCGTATATTACTGCTCAACGCTTTATATACAGCGGCCTGCACAGCTGTTAAAGGCACATTTCTAATCATTTAGGCATCTCCCTTAACACTTTTTTTATATCATTTTCGATCCTCGGCTTGCCGCTCTGATAAGCAGGTGTCATATAGGGACGTGCAGGCCGTGCCGGAATATGGACTACACCTTTTCCCGGCTTACTGCTTTTATGCACAAAACGTCTGAAACCTCTGCCATCAATCCGCAAAGCCAGTTTAGGTTTTCCGCCTTTTCTTGCTCTGCTGCGCGGCCGTACTGTAGCAGCTGCTGCACCAAATTCTACAAGATGCGCGTATGGCACATTAGTGCGGACAGTAGATGTTATAGCCGTACTGTCGAACCTTGTGCGTATACTTTTACGCAGTTTGCCGCTTCTGCGCGGTACACGGCTGCGTGCTTCTTTACCAATATTTTGTCCGCCAAGCCGGATAGCTTCTGAAATTTTTTCGGTTGACTTTGTATCATACGCTTTCAAGCGCCGCAGGGCTTCGTCCAGTCCCTCGACTTCAACAGACATGCGCATGCTTCTGCTCATAATGGTTTTACCAGCTTTGTTTCAATTTCCAGATAACCGTTATCCAGATCAGAAATATTCAACAGTTCATATATCAGATTTTTACACCGAATGCGCATGGTTACATCAGGCATTTTCGCGCCGCTGCACCTGCGAACTGTAAAAAACACAGGCACATAATTTACATACTCTCCCATCAGCTCACGCCTTGAAGCAGGACGTTCACTTTTAGCTGCCCACAGTTTAAAAGCTTCAGAATACATTGCTGGCATCTTACCGCCCAATTCGTCACGTACTGTTTCGGATTTCTGTAAAAAAGCGATCCTGTGCTTCAACATTCCCGGATTCATAATGTTATGATCCTCCCCGGTTCCAATAATGCTTTCACCGCCAAAGGAACTTCACGTGGTATCGTATTGCCAAAACTTACAGCAGTACGATTTTCAAACCAGTGCGCAACAAGCATCCTGATTGCAAGCTTTACCTGTTCATCCACACCGGCAGCATCTTCTACGCCAGTTACATACCTGACAGTCACATTATTTTTTTCAGCAGTAAAACAAAGTCGTGCCAACAAATCCTGAACAACGGTATATCCAACATTATTCAAAGTTGCATTACTCACGCTTAAAACTTCCTGCAGATTTTCACTACGCGGAAGTTCTAAAATATTATTCATTGGCCTGTCAACCAATTCCAGTGTTTGCCTTAAATACGCCCTGTGCTGAAAATCCTCACAATATTGACGGGCAGCTTTTATAAGCTGCCCTATCAAAGATTGTTCTTCGTCACAGTCAAGCCGTAAATAGGCACACATCTCCTGAAGGCTTACCGGCTCACTTGCAGGCGGAACAATCACTTTTAACCGCATGATTATTCTTTAGGTGCAGAAGCAGTTTTGTTTGCAGCAGCTGTGCCGGTTACAGTAGCAGTTGCAACATTAGACACACCGGCATTATCGCCACCGGTTACAACTACTTTATAGCCGTAAGTTCCGTTTGCCAAATTAGTGTCCGTGTACTCAGCCGCATCGACCGAAACAGCATTCACATTAATGCGCTGATAAGTTACGCCATCATCACTGCGCATGATATTAACGGAATTAGCATTTTTAACAGCAGTAAAAGTCAATTTTACATTGCTGCCGGTAGCTGCAGCTGTCAAGTCACTGATCGGCGTAGTTGCCGCAGTAGTACCACCAAGCAATACATAAGGGCTGACCTGTACACCGCTGTCAAGCATATACGGAGCATTTACCCACGGCTTGCCGTCCACATTGCGGAAGGCTTTGATAACCGTTTGATTACTGGTAAATTTGACATGTTCAGACATGCTGATATAAATACCGCTGCCATCTTTAATCAAATATTTTTTCAGATTGACCAGCTGCAAGTCGCCTGTATTACCACGAGAAGCGTTCATGCCAGTCAGGAAAAGAGGCATACCCATTAATGTTGTAGGAATACCCTTAGTCAGATCACCCTGCACAAAAACAAATCTGCCGGAAGCGTCCTGCAATTTAATCAAATCTGCCAAAATGGTGCTGCTGGCAAGAAAAATAGAATCAGGAATATCTTCAGGCGGAAACGCTGCCATCATATTGGCCACATCATTAGTCGTAACTTTACCCGCAGTTTCCCTTTGTACAACCAGCTTGCCACCATTACCGTTAGTAGCAAACCCAAGCGGTTTGCCCATTCCATTACCATTGATAAAAGCTCTGTCTTCTGCACGTACGATAGCATTACTCAAAAGCTGCCCAAAAATAGTAGACGAAGCAGGCGCATTACGCAGTAACGTATCTGTAACAGTAATAAAGCCGGAAACTTCTTTAGGCTTCAGCTCAACATTTCTAAAGCTTGCATTGCTTTCAGGCTTCTCCTCACCTTCTTCGATCCATTTAACAGTCACACCGCCTTCATTGCCAGCAGTATAATCCAATGCAGGCATATTGATCGGTGCGTCTGGATATTCTCCTGCCGGGATTACCAAAGCAAACGGACGGATCAGGCTGCGTTTTTCCCCAACCATTAAAAGCTCATCCGAAAATTGTTCAGGGATCAAATAACCACCGCTTGCGCCATCAGCAGTATTTTGTGCTTTAAGATTTTCCAAGCGGCCTTTTTTATCGCCATATTTAATAGCGTGCAGCACTTCACCCAAACTTTTAAAGCCGCCGTTATCTTTAGCCCCATCCTTGACCGGGTCAATATGCACAGCCGGGCCACTATTTCCAAAAGCACTGCCGCCATAATTTTTCTGCGCATTGACGTCCATCTGTTCCAGCATTTTAATCTGACTGTCACATTCGTTGATTTCCTGCTGCAGATCGTTGAAATTCTTTTCCATTTCAGCAGTCAAACCACCCGTTGCTTTAGACATGATTTCTTCCTGTGCCTTGATAGCCTTAGCACGTTTTTGTAATAACTCTTGCATGTTCATTAGTTTAGTCCCCCTTTATTTTTGTTCAAATTTAACCGCATCTGCATTGCTTTCATTTTTTCCTGTGCCAGCCGATCATCATGCAGATCAACCACAGTCATTTTCTTACTGACAGCAGCATAAACACGTTCAGCAATGCTTTTAGCCAGCGCGTCAAAACTGTTCTTACTTAAAATATTTTCAGCCATCTGTACAGCAGGGCTTACATCAACACCGGCAGTTTTTGCCTTCAATAAAGCATCAGGATTAGCCGGAATAGTAACGCAGCTGTATTCAAGCAGCTCCTGTTTTATGAAGTCAATCCCAAAAGGCCGGTTCACGTCCTCTGTCCATTCCCATTCGATACCACGAAAACGGCAGCTGACCGCATGCAAAAAGCCCAGCTTATACATTTGCCCAACCATATAACCATAATCATTTTCATCCCTACTTGTAAACTCAGCCCGGCCAATAAGCTCTCCGTCCTCTACTTTTTCCAACAAAGACTTAGCCACAGGCAGCTCCCACATATCGTGCATCCACAATACAACAGGATTTTTACGGAAGTTTTCCAGCTCCCAGCCGTCAGGATTTACGGTGTCAAAATCTCTGTCCACAGCTCCATTAGATAATATAAAATCGCAGATAATCCGGCCGTCTTTTTCTTCGATAGCCTTAACCTGCTCCATCGAAAACGCTTTGACGCACAGAAGATCATCCGCAGCAGGTTTATTACCACTTTTCAACGCTTCACGGCAGGCTTTCAATTCCATGCTCATTTTTTATTCGCCCCCTTCTTTTTGGCAGCTTCCTCAACAGGAAGCATATTGCCATTAATAAATACTGTTTTACCTTGCCCGTCAGGAAGCGGATTCATGTTCTCGCGCTCACGCCATTCATCGGCATTGATAATGCCATCCTGCCGCATAAGGTGCAGCATGTTAGCACGGCTTTGATTATCACCCCGCAGCATGGAAAGCATATCAAATTCACAGTAATAACCTTCCTGCCGCTGCTGGCGCGTTAAACAACGCATGTTCATAAACTGTTCCCAGCGCACAAACCACGGCAGCATTGTGTTCTGATAAAAGTCAATCGTCTGCTGCTCTATATTGGAATACGTTGACTTTTCCAAATTCTGAATAAGATGCAGCGGAACACGGTAGAAGCGTGCTATTTCTTCAGTTTGATATTTGCGTGTTTCCAAAAATTGCGCTTCTTCAGGATTTACAGAAATACGATTGAATTTCATACCGCCTTCCAAGATCATCGTAGATCCGGCATTACTACTGCCTTCATAACGAGCCTTAAACTGTTCTTTCAAACGCTGCCAGGCATCTTCTTTCAAAGGCTTGTCAGTTTCCAAAACACCAGTTGCCAATGCGCCATTTTCAAAAAATTTATTGCCAAGTTCTTCACTGCTCATGCCTAAGCTGATAGCACGCCGCGCCATTGCCAGCGGACTATAACCAATAACACCGTTATAGCCAAGCCCCGGAATATGCAATATTTTTTCCGCAGGTAGCTTATACAGCTTGCCACGGTCATTGACATTGTAATAAATCTCACCGGTGTTATAGTCCTGTACCGGCAGCACATTCACAGGCAGCAGCATGTTCAGCTGCGTAACTTCTCCCTTGCTGTCCAATACTTTTTCAGCATAGGCATTACCCCCGCTCAGCACATGATACTGCATAGTTTCACGCAGATAATAAGCCGGCATATTCGGTGCAGCAACATATGTCAGCACATCATACAGCGGATTTTCAACAGCCCTGCGCCTGCTGCCGTCAGGCATCTTCTGATACAAATAGCATTTACAACTGGCAAATGTTTCAGCCAACACATGGATGCAAGCCCATACTGCGCTATACTGCATGGCAGTCACATTATTAAGCTGCACTCCGTTCAGCATCATTCCCGGTGTAAGGCGAAACTGGCTGCTTACAGTTGCACTCTTTGCGGCACCCGGCGCAAAGAGATTTTTGAAAGCCCCCACCAGCAGGCCTGCCGGGCTGCGTATCGTATCACTCATCTTTTATTTCACCTCCCTTCAGGTAAAATAAAAACAGCCATTCCCACAAGGAAACAGCCGTTCATTTTTTTGTTTGTTCTACTTTTCGCCTGGCAATATTGGCTGCCACAGCAACCAACAGCACGCCGGCAACAATTAAAGCAGCCGGTATACTGATCAGTGCAATACCGGTCACGACAAGCAGCATACCCAAAAGCACCAGTATGACAATAGCCTTATCTTCCTTATCCATTACATCACCTCACAAAAAACGAACGCCGGAACTGCCGCCAGTGCCGCCGTATTCTTCATAAAATGCAGGCAAGCGCGCCATAGCATTTATGCCGGCAGCAACCAAGTCAATACGCTGCGTATCATCTTTATTTTTCTTACTCAATTTGATATTTTCATTGCTGTCAGTGTAGGCATACGCATTACGCAAGCACCAGTCAAACAGTTCATTGCCTTCATGGATAATATTGTCCTCCACTACTTTCAGCCTGAATTCTTTGGTAGGTTCGCTTAAAGTCGGAATGCCCTGCCGCACTTCAATAACTGTTTCCCCTTCTTCTTCCAGCTTCTGCATGAAATAAGAAGCGTTCCAGCCATCGAAGCAATGTTCTACAATATCTAAATCCAGCTCATTGGCAAAAAGCTTTACCCATACCTTCATCACATCATAATCAACAGCTGCGCCCTCTGTTATGGTGCAGTAGCCACGCTGGGCATATTCCCTGTAGGCTATGCGGTCAGTCTGTTCATGTCGTTTTACCGCTTCTTCAGGTATAAAGCCATGCGAAACTACTGCTACACGCTTTTCATCAAGCGGAATAACAAAAGTCGCAGCTGTCAGATCAATACGCTTTGAAAGGTCATAACCAACTATACAGCGCTTGCCGCTGATAATTTTATATAGTTCATCACGGGTCACCTTCAGTGTCTTCCACTTAGGCATCAGGCCATCCATGTATTTCAATTCACTGCTGTCCTGCCACAAATTACAGCGTTTAGTCAGATATTCGCGCAGCTTTTTTGGGTCGTTACTTACAAATGCTTCACGTCCCTCGCTTACGATTTCTTTCAGTAAATGCTTGCTGTATTCAGTTTCATGCTGCAGCACAGGATTCGCTTTAACTAAAGCGTTGATATCATAAGGATCGTCGCCATCCTCCAGTTCGCGTATCATACAGAAATAATCATCAATAGGCTCATCAATGTCGCCTTCCAAGATTTTGCAACACAGGTCATATTCTGCCTTACAGGGATTATTTTCTGCATCTTTACCAGCCGTAGAAATGATAAACAGCAAAGACTGCAACCGTTTGCCGAAGCCGGATTTCAGCACGTCAACGATCTCAGAAGACGGATGCGCATGATATTCGTCAATTATAACCATACACGGCGCACCTGAATCTTTGTTTTTCGTCTGTTTGCTCAAAGCCCGCATCCAGCCTTTACGTGTTTTATGCTCTACCCGCGTACGCTTGATAATAAGCTTCTGACTGATTTCTGCAGAAGCTTCACCCATAGAACAGGCATCACCCCAAACACGTCTTGCCTGTTCCCTGTCCACGGCCGCGCATTCAACCTCCGGCGCCATTTCAAAGCGCCGCAGTTCAGGCTTGCCCGGCGGATAGATCGCGTCAGCACACATGCCGTATAAAGCAACGCCTGACATTTCAGTACTTTTGACATTGCCACGGGCGCGGAAATTAAAAGCTTTAGTAAACCGCCGTGCGCCGGTTTCTCTATGCACCCAGCCAAAAACACAGCCTAAGTCGAAATACTGAAAAGGCAGCAGCTGGATATGCTGCCCGGAATACACACCGCGCACGTGCACGCAGTATTTTTCAAACCAGTCAAAAATCCTGTTTGCCCTGCTTTCATCAAAAACATAAGGAAAGTTATCTGTACCCTGCCGCTCCAGATCATCAAGATGCCGCTGACAGGCCTGCCGTTCCCGCTTACACACAAGGCGCAGTCCGTCAACAACCTCGCGCGCATAGCGCTCAGTCACAAATAAATCATCATAACAGGTCATGCCATCATTGAATCCTGTTCATCATCGTCATTTAAAGCATTAGCACGTTTGACAACAAGGCGGGCGCGGGCAGTTGGCGTAAGTCCAAGCTTTTCAGCATAGCTTAAAGCCTGCTTACCATACATATCTAATTTCTTTTTATCAGGGAACATCTTCACAGCTTCATCTTCAAACAAAGCCTGATAGCGGCAGAAGTTCGCCAATATGCGTGCATCAACATTGTCAAACAGCTCTATCTCTTTCCCTTCCTTGATAATTTCCTTCCAAATTTTCAAAGCCGCAGCACACGACTTTTCTTTTAAAAACGCAGGTGTTTTCAATACTACTTCAGCACGCTTGATTTTTTCTTCTGCGTTTTGCCGTTTCTCAATTTCTGTTTTTGTATAATGTTTACCAGTTTTATTGCCACGGTTAAAAAGCATAACCTTAGCACTTTGAGCCGGTGTCGGCATAAATATCACCTCCTTCAATCAATATTTGCAAAAAAATATATGATAGGGGAACTTTTCAAAAGTTCGAGTACGGTGCGGTATGATGTGAAAAACTGCAGGAAATTGCCCCCCCTACCCCTCGTAAGGGATTACCCTGAGTAAAAATTTTAAGAAAAAATATTTTTTTATTTTTTCAAAATATCATTACCAAAGCCGCCGTCCTCAGTAGCAGTTTTAATGTCGTGGCAGCGTTTACACAACGCCTGATGATTAGCTTCATCCCAAAATAAATCATAATCGCCTTTATGCGGCTTGATATAATCCACTACACTCGCAGGCGCATTGCGGCAATTTGCACAAATCGGATGTTTCTGCAAAAATATTTTTCTGTATCTTTGCCAACGCGCATTATAGCCACGCTGAGCAGCACTTTTACGATAACGGTCATAGCGCATGAATTTTTCCTGCTGGTGCTTATCACAATAACCGTTTGCATTATCCGTCAGGCTAAGACAGCCAAGCTTACGGCATTCACGCTTTATTCTGTTTGGCAAGCTGTCACCTCATTTCACGCATAAAAAAGCACCTGCAATATAACATTGCAAGTGCCGAATACGTTTTTACATTTCTTATCACTACCATATTACCACAGGTAAAAGCAAAAATCTGTCCTCATTTTGTCCATTCCAGCGCATTTACAATCCCAAAGCCTTAGCAAATTTAGATAAAGCTTTATTGTACTGGTTATAAATAGCCTGCCTTGAACTGTACCCCAGCTTCTCCGTGATGCGCTCCATACTATAGCCGTCTACATGGCGCATTATCAAAATATCGCCGTAATGCTCACAGTTTATTCCTTTATTGATTATTTGCAGCGCATCTTCAATAATTAATATTTCAGCCTGCCTGTCTGCTATTTTCAAAAGTATCCTTTGACATTCTTCAGCAATATTCATCATGCCAGGATGATAAGGTGTTGTGCTGATAGCTGCCGCATCATAGGATGCAACAGAAGCAGCAGCAGGTTTACCGGCGTCTGCTAATCTTTTCAGCTTACTGCGCAGGCCTTTAAGCGCTTCACGGTTCAATGCATATTCTTCCAGTTTCTGTACAGCCATCCTTTTTTCTTCATCACGCGCCTTTATCACCTGCTTCACATCCTTTTC